ATAGTAATAAAGGTTATATTAATGTTAGTTGGATTAGCATTAATAATATACGGTACATATATAGGTACAAGTGTTCTAAATGATTTACCTGTGCCGTGAACGTGAACGGCTCATACCGTGATTATCTTCACGTATAGTAATGCGTTCGCCCTTTCTATTAGTAAACGAACGTGTGACACTACCACCAGAAGAAACAATCTTTTGGGGCATAAAATTAGAAATGGCATTTGCAACATTAGTACCTGTATTTACAAAAGAAGTACCCATATCAACATATTTACCTGCTCTTTCTATAGTTTTATCAGTGTCATAATTTTTATAGTCTTTAGCTGATAAGCCAGCATCTATTAACTCACGTGTAGTTTTGTTCTTCTCTGTTTTAGTCTGTTGACTTGTCAAAGAAGTACGTTCACGTTCTGTTTGTGTTTGCTGACCTATAAGACCAGTAGAAGCGCGGATTTGTTTAATAGTTGCGCCAATTTGCCTAATAGTAGCATAAATTTTACCAAGTTCAGCAGGTTTCAAGAAGTCTAAATCATATTTATCTAATTTCTGTTTGACTTTATTTAAGTCGGTCTCAGATTTAACCTTTGAAATGTCATTAAGAAGTTTATCTAATTGTTTATAATTAGATTTAAGTTCAGAACGTTTACTTGCTTCAAACATTGTAAGTTGTCTTCCTGTCTCATCGGTAACAGGTTGGTCATTTTCATCAACTGCAGGAGCATTATATAATGTATCTGTAAGCTGTGCAATGTGTGCTTGAACTTGAGATACAATGGAGTCAGAGATTGCAGAATTAAGTTCATAAAAAGCGGTTTCTGCCTCAGTAACAGGCAAAGTTTGACCACCAATTAAATGATTGTCTTTTTTCTTCTGACGATTTAATAAATAGTCTTGAGTAGCTGCATCAACAGCAGTTTTTTTAATATCTTGCTTGGTTTTAAGAATATCCGCAACACCACGGGCAACGTTTAAGGCAGAATTTGCAAACTCGCCATAAGGCTCAGATAGTTCAGTAGGAGAAGTTGGGGCAACATTTTGAGCAAGAGGAGTAGAAGACGAAGTATTTGCAGACATAGCACCATTTTGATATAAATAAGGGTTGTAACCTGCATCTTCAATCCTTTGACGTACATTACTTTCAGTGTTCCAGTCTCTATTTTCTTGGTTCATTTCACGTTGAAAAGACATAGCTTGTTGATTAACTTTGTCTTGATGCGCTATTTGAGCGTTGAACATTCGCCATTGGTTTTCAATAGCTTGTTGTTGACGTTTCTTTGCAGAAGATGCACCAAAAAGACCACCAAGGAGAGAACCACCTAAATTAAGAAGTGTACCTAACATATTATTATTACTTTGAGGTTTATTAAAAGGTACGGGTACCCTAAAATTAGGGTCACCGTACATATAAGGGGAAAGGAAATCAGACATAATTAAGTAGTTTCTGTACCTGTATCGTTAACATCTTTAGTATCTTCTTGACTTTCGTCCTTGAGTTCTGTGTAAATCTCATTTTCGAAGAAATCACGTACTTTGTCTAAGTCTGTAAGAGTAGAATTGTAACGACTTGGTAACATGGAAATTAAGTCTTCATCACTTAAGTTATTACGCTTACTTGCTGGCATTTTCTGCATGAAAGACAAAATACGTTGCTTTTCAAGGTCGGAAACACCAGGCGATATTAACTTATCTATCATATTATCGGGATTACCGGTAACAGGATTAACAGGGAAAAGACTGTCAGATAATTGGTTAATATCTTGACATAAAGACGGATTATTTGGTTTGACACACTCGGCAACACAAATTAATTTTTGTGAGTCGTTTAAATGTGGGAAGAAAACATCCACATCGGTAAAAATTGATTGAACTAACTTATTAGACATAATAATAAAATTTATACACGTGGAACACCGTCTACAGACATATCAGAAACTTTTTGTATTTGGAATTGACAACCACCAAAACAACAATCAGTAAGTTGAGTGCCATTATAATTAACAGCAAAGACGCTGTCAAGCCATTTAGGATTAATTTTCAAAGATGCAATGTTAAAGGTATCAAGCGTTTCATTGGCACGTCCTCTACCGATAGTCCAATAAGATAATGGTTGATTGTTGGCAAATTGACCGTGGTTAATATCTAAAGCGGTTTTATACTCACTATAGCGAGGTTGCCAGCCTTTGAACTTTTCTTTTTGAGAACCAATATCAGAAATATAACGAGTCTGTAAAGGCTGCATTCCTAAATCTTCAAACTCGGGTATGAAGAAATCACCACGAGAAAGTTTTGTAACAAATGGGTCAATACGGGTAGAGTCGTATTGCATATCGGGCACAAGCGAATAAATACACATCAAAATACCGTGTTCTTTAGCGTCAAACTCAATATGACCTGTTCCACTACCTTGCGCTTTACCTGTGACTCTACCAAGATAACCACCGTGTTTAATGGATATACCTTGCTCGGGAGATGCAGAAGTACCGGAAGTTTGAGTAACGTCACCAACTTGTATGTTACAATCGAAACCACCAAGATAGTTAACAGTGCCGTCTCTACCTTCAGAAACTTCATAACCGAAGTGTGCTTTAATTTGTTCTGCATAGGTTTTTCCAGCACGTTGTGTTACTTCAAGAAGTTTATCAAGAGCAAAAGCGTTACGAATATCATTTACAGTAACAAAAGCCTCTTTACCTTCAATAAAAGGCTGTACAATAGCTGTATAATCACCGTCTGCTTGAATACGCACAGATTTATCACCATTAACAAAAAAACTCTGTTTGTCTGCAGTACCGATACCGTTAAAAGATGGGTTTTGAAAATCAAAAAGTGGGGTTGGGCGTAAGTTTGTAAAGTAATCTAACTGAGCATTACGATAACGTAAAACACAAAGACGTTTGAAGAAATCTTCTATCTTTATATCTTGGGTCAAATCGTCCAAGCTAAAAGAACTAACATCTACAGGTTCATAAGTATTGTTTCGATAGTAATCAAAATAAATCTTTTGATAAGCAGCTAAACGAAATAAAGATAACTTTTCATCTTTGCCAACGTTTTTCATATATTCAGGGTTACGAACAGTACCATCAGAATTAAGGTAAACACCATAACCTAACAAGTCAAGCAAACGCATAGCATTGTTTTTCACTTCATAACCGAAAATATCTTTTTTATTTTTAATTAAAGACTTTTCTGGTAATGTAAGTTGGTTAAGGATATCCATACGTAAAACAGAGGGTACAACAAAAGGTGCTTTACCTTGTTGTTGATTGTAAGATAAAGTAGAACGATAATCGTTCATTCCTGTAATAAACTGGTCGAAAGGATGCCAAACTTGTGAATAAGGAACAAAAAAGAATTCATAAACACCACGCATTGACATAAAGGCAGCACTATTCATTGGCAAGCAACGCATAAAGTCAGTAGCTTGTATGCTAACATGGTCATGCGGAATTAAATCCATTGTCATGACGGGTAACAACATACCTGCGTGAGCGGTAAATAAATGCTTTTGAGACAGGTCGAAAGCATTGCGAGGGCGGTTGGCACGGCTCGCATTAATTAAAGGAACTTTTTTTGACATAATAATAGAATATGTTTGTTATGAAATAGTACGATTATTATAAACGTACGTGTTATTTAACTTTTTCTGTTTGGTACTTTTTTGCAGTCTTTCCAATTGTTGAGCCTTAAACATTCGATAATAATTAGTATCGTAAAAGGTTTTATCGTGTCGAAAAGGAGTCATAATATTCTTAAACTGATACTTCTGTAAATAAGTAAAAGTGTTATCTTCAAACACGGTAGGGTAGCAGTGAAAGAATGCTTTTTTTAATCCTACTTGCTTAATTAAATCATCTTGAACAGTATAAAACTGTTTAAGTTGATACTGTGAACGAAGAAATAAATACTTATCAAAAAGACTAATATAGTTGCTAATATCGTCTTCATGTTGACCGTATCTTCTGAAATTAAAAACTTGGGTTTGCTTATAGGCATTTTTGGAGGCATACCAAGATTGGTTTTTGTCCATACAAAGGCGTTCATATTCAAAAGTATGATACTCGTATAGGTAGTTACGATATTTAAGGCGAGAATAACGGTGTAAATAACGATTAACACAGCACAGGTTACTACCTGCAACAAAGCCAAAGAAAGATTTAATAACTTCTTCATCATCGGTTTTAGTAGCAATATCAAGTATTTCATTAGTTACATATTTTTTCCATTCGTCAAGGTATTTACCATAGAACGAGTATAATTGTAATTTAACATCATAAGTAAGAGTACTATACTCAAAACATTTTTTGAATATGGTATGAAGAGTATCTTCGGGAAGTGGAAGAGAAACATCAACGAACTGTTTTTGTTGTTCGTCATAGATTGTTTTATTAACTTGATAATTTCCTCGTTCGATACTTTCGAGAACTTGCGTTTTATCAACTTTATATGAGCCGATAACAGGATTTTTGCTTTGAAGGTGGAACGGCTTTGTTTCACGAAGTCGTAACACTTTAGGTAAGTTAGCATTGCCAGCAACATAAGACGCAACATAGTAGGCGGTGTTGGGGTCGCAAAGTTTGATATAGTTTGCGGTAAGAGACAAATCCGCAAACGGTCGAAACTTAAAACAGTTAATTCCTCCTTGCTGTCGTTCAAATTTGCCCCATGACATAATGATAAGAGTTTTAATTTTATCCAATATCTTTTGGCTATCAAAGCATATGACACCGTGGTAATGCGGACGGAGTGTTGTCGGACCGTATTCTGAAGCAATATAGTAACGGATTTTTGTTTCATCTTTTGTTATATTTGGAATGTTAGAAATACGCCAGCGAAGACGCTTTAAAAAATTTTGAATATCTTTTTTATTAACCGCAGCAAAGTGATAACAATTCGGATAATTTTCAATACCTGGAAAGTAAGTACTTTCATCAAATGAAGTAGTTTTATCATATGTTTCAATTTTATTATAAGGACAACTATTATAAAGTAATTCGCTATCGGGGTCACCGTCAAAACGACCAAGGGGCTTTAACTGAATAAGCTCGTTTTTATCTTGAATAATCTCATATTTAGGTAAAAATTGATTGTCATAAGTTAAAGTAAACATTACGCTATACTTATGTTGCAAAATCTCATCTTTTAAGCGATTGGTTAACTTTGTTGCTTTTTGGTTCAAGCAAGCTGCACACTCTTCACAACTGACGTACATCCAACCACGTAAATTTTTATTCCATATTTTGCGAGGGTTAAGGCAGTTACCAACGATTTTTAATTTACTTGGGTCAATCATTAAAATTTATCGCATTTATCGGTTGGTTTATGTAAGTCAAGTTCGGCAGGATTACCTGTTAAATAATAACAAGAAAGTCCGATGATTTGGGAAGAATTATCAAAAGCTAAAGCAGCATAACCACATTTACCACACAAAGTAAAGTTTTCGTATTCGGGAGCAGATAAGTCAAAGAACATATTATTTTAATAATAATGATACTTCACGGTCAAAATTAAATAGAGGGAAATAACATTGATGCGTAGAAGAAAACATAAGAACAGAACATTTACATTTTTTTGCTATATCACAAACGATATCATATGCATCAGGTAGAACAGCTTTAACAGTCATATAATCATTATAAATAGCTTTACGGGGTACTCGCTTACCATAATGTAAGCATGTATATTGACGAAGACGACAAACTAAATAAGAACTAATTTGAGGATTTTTGTAAGACATAATAAAAAGTTTTTATAAATTTGCAGTGTTAGTTAATTTGACGGCAAATATAATAGAAAAATCAAGATAATCATGATTATGATAAATATAATAAATAAAATAGGTTTTTGACATCAAACTAAAGTACTAAAAAAGAAGGAGAAAATTAAAAAAGAACGAGATGATAAAAGAAGACTTGCGAATTATATTTATGGGTACGCCAGAGTTTGCTGTTGCATCGTTGCAGGCACTTGTGCAAGGCGGATATCATGTAGTAGCTGTGGTTACTCAACCGGATAAGCCTGTTGGTAGACATCAACAAACTTTACAAGCTTCAGAAGTAAAGAAATATGCGCTATCCCAAAACCTTCCTGTACTACAACCTGCGAAACTCAAAGACCCTGAGTTCTTAGCACAGCTTGCTGATTACAAGGCAGATTTACAGGTGGTAGTAGCTTTCAGGATGTTGCCAGAAGTTGTCTGGAGCATGCCCCGATTTGGGACTTTCAATGTGCATGCCGCCCTTCTTCCTCAATATCGAGGCGCAGCACCCATTAACTGGGCGATTATCAATGGCGAAACAAAAACTGGAGTGACCACGTTCTTCTTAGACCACAACATTGATACAGGGCGCATTATCATGCAGAAACAGCTTCCTGTCCCTGAGGATGCTGACGTAGAATATGTATATGACAAACTCATGGTGTTAGGAGCTGAAATATGTTTGGACACGATAGATCAATTATTGGCTAATGACGGAAATATTACAGCAACGCCACAGAATCAACTTGTCCAATCGGAACATCATTTGCATCCCGCACCTAAAATTTTCAAAGAAACATGCGAAATCAATTGGAATCAATCCGCCAAAGACATTTATAATTTTGTGCGTGGTCTGAGTCCTTATCCCGCAGCATGGACTACTTGGAATGTCAGCAAGGACGATCCTACGAGCAAACAGGTGATGATCAAGATTTACAAGACACGTCTAACAGGTGAAGCGACCACAAAGAAGCCCGGTTCGATCAATACAGACCAAAGAAAAATATATGTAGCTACCACCACTGAATGGCTTGAAATTACAGAATTACAGATGGCTGGCAAAAAGCGAATGAATGCTAAGGATTTCCTCAATGGCTGGAGATAAAGTTGTGATGCGTTAAAGACATCGGCAAGCTTTGAATTGTTGGACTCATAAAGAGAAGCAAGTTTGCTCTATCAATTATCGCCATATATATGTTGGTTAGAAAATATAAAAATATTTTTTAAAAAAG